ATCAGTGGCAGGCGTTGCGGCTGCTGTATCAGTTGCGGTAGAACTGCCTACATTCCCCATTGGGTCAATTTGCGAAGCCACAGTGCGAAAAATATCTTTTTCCGTTTGGCTAACATCTTCTCCAAACCGATTTTTCCAATACTCTAGCCCGGCAGCATCAGGTTCTCGTCCTGTTACATCGCGGTAAAGTTGTTTTATCTCCTCGTCAGACGCAGGAGTTCCAGAGCCAAACCCCCCTTGCATGGCATCCGTAGTACCAGCAGTGCCTGTTGCAGCGGGAATTACTGGGGCGGTAGGTCGTGTGGCAAGCCACGATGATGATTCATCAAATACGGCATTCCAGTTAATTCCCGATGTATTTGCCGAAGATGACCGCGCATTAGAGGTTAATGTTTGTGGTGTTTGGCCGGAATTAACAGCAACAGTCCTAAGAAGTTCATCTTGGTTTCCACCCTCTGCATTGGGGTTTGCGTTGACCTCACCCGAAGCAACCCGACCAGCAAGGTTGTTTGTGCCTGTAGGCACCCCAATACTAGCAATTGACTGAGATGCAGCCCGAGTGGCGTCATTCAAAGGCGCGGCTACTTGGTTAACAAACCCGGCAATGTTTGATCCGATGGTAGATGAAAGTCCAGTCGCTTGAGCAACCTGACCCATAAATGCGCGGCTGGTTCCTAAAGATTTAGCGGCCTCTGTTGTAAGCGCCCCCATTACGGTATTTTGAACCGCAGCACCGAGATTGCCGGTTAACGCAGCTTGGACTTGACCCGGTGTAAACCCGGTAGCCCGAGCAACGCCATTAAACGCAACGCTAAGTGCCGCCTGACCAACCTGCCCATCAACCAGCGCGGACAGTGTTCCAAGTGATACGGGTATTCCAGTGGCGGACGAAATGGCTTGGCCCAAGATAGAGCCAGCAATACTTCCAATCACATCCGTTAGACTTTTCCCAGACGCTAAAGCCATAGCAGAATTTACAACAAGCCCCGCAATTGGCCCCCCAACCATCGCTGCTAAAGTGCCAGCAGACGGCATGTTTTCGTTAAGAAAATCGTGCATAGCAAAGCTATTTGATAGCTGGGCTACTGTTTGCTCTGGGTTGGCTTTGTTTACACCTGTGAGTGAACCAAGGCCGTATGCCTCCAATGCTTTCAAATCTGCTGTCGTAAGCGTATCGGAACTCAAAGTACCTTCCAACGCGGCGGTGCTTAAATTCCTACCCCCGGTCTGTGACGCTGTTTGCGCCATTGCAGACTCACCGGGTTTTCCTCCGCCTGTACTTTGAGACTGCCCCGCTGCAAGGCCAGCAGCCACAGCATCTGCGGCGGATGGTAGTCCAGTGCCATCAAACCCCCCAAAATCTACACCTGTACCTTCGCCCTCATAGCCGCTACGGTAGAAATAGCCAGCCGTCTTGCGTTTGTAATCTAAGATGTTCATGGTGGGAGTGCGCTTACAAATGACATTGTGAGGACGACTGAAGATGTTCCCGGTCTAACTGGGCCGGTCTGCGCCACCCTTGAGGGTAGTGTAACTCCAGCATCGTCAATAGACCACATTAGCTGTATGTAGTCACCCCCTTGCATGGTCAAAAAGTAGTTCCAGCCAGCAATGGTTGCGCCATTGGTTGTTCCGTGTTTCTTTACTACGGAAATAGCCCCAGTGGACCCCGGAAGATCGCCACTAGGCAGAAAGTACGGCGTTCCGTCCCGGTTGAACTGACGTATCCAAATATCAATCTCTTGCTCGTCTGAAGTGGAGTTCTCAGCCTGCACACTGAACTGCATGTTGTAGATACCGGGATACACCACTGTGACTTTGTACCCGTCCACGATTGACACTTGCTGCGCTACATCCTGAGAATCCAATGTGAGGATCGTGGCGGTATTGACAACGGCGGTATGTGTAGTGGTATCGTAAAACGAGCCGTAGGGTGCAGAAAAGAACCTGCCTCCGTTCGGGCCGAGCATGGTGCCTACGTTGTTGTCTACCTCGTTGAAATACTGCCGAAGGATGTTGTTTTCCGCATCAATCTGGCGCGGGTTGTACTCAGCAGATGCAGCGGGTAAGTTTGGCGCTTTGGCTGGTCGCAGCCGTAGGGTGTCCCTTCCGCTTACTGGTACTGTTGCCATTACCTTCGCCCATCAGGTTTGATGTCGAGTCGCGGAGAACCTAGCTGCCACTGCACTCCCAATCCGGTAGATTCAATCTTCATAGCCATCTGCCGACCGCGAACCCGAATGTTTATTTGTCCGGTGAACTTCTCCACCGGAACAACGGCGGTTCTAACTACGGGCTGAGTGTTGGTACTGCCCTCAGACCCCGGATTGTTGTATCCAGAACCAGAGTTTGATAGCCCATAGAGCGTCATTTGCAGGGATGGCGATGCAGAGTCCGACCCACGGAAAGTAAGGTCTGGAAGTATCCGCCACACAAAACCAAACTTATCGCCATCATCAATGTCAAACTCGGACGTAAGCACATAGGCGCTGATTGGCAGCGTTACATCACCAGATTTGTCGTCATTGCCAATCTCTTGGAACAGCAGTTTCTGTCCGTAAGCAGATATAGGGTTGTGGCTACGCAAGCCGCCATCAATCCACGCAGTTCTTTCCATTGAGCCGTAGTACCAAACTTTCTCAACGTGGTTAAACACAACGTACCGGTCAATAGATTCCGATGCTGCGCTGCAATAAAACCACCACACTTCGTTAAACTTTTCCAAAGTGCAGGCGAAAGTCTGCTTGGCTTGGTCGTTGTTAAAGTCATCAAAGATGTACTGGCGAAGATCGCAGACCATTGTGTTTACACGGCCATCGTACATATAAAACTTGTCTACACCCATCCAGTAGGTAACGCCAGAAGTTGCTGCTGCTGCGCGGTCACTGACGATAGAGATGTTGTCAGAAAGCAACGTCGATCCCCAGACATACGGCGCTCCAAGGTACTGCAAAGAGTACAGTGCAATGTCAGTAAATGTCAGTATTTCTTGCCGGGTTTGCAGAAAGGCGACGATCTCTGAACCGTGAGATAAGCTAAGACTGCCTGCCTGATTAGTCACTGCTGGCGTCCACATGGCGGCGTCTTCTTGGTTAGACCACCGAATCAGCATGGCATCCTGTGATGTACTACCGTAATCGTTTACACCAAAAGCCAGAACAAAACGCGATGTATCCGATACGATAAATCCGTTCTGCATGAGCGGCACATCAGAGGCTCCGGGCAAAGAAGAGAGCAATACACCCCTAGTGCCGGTTCCTGAGGTGGCCGACCAGTAGTACATTGGCTTCCCAACTGGGCCGAAGATTAAGTCCTGACCAAAGTTGCTTTGCCCCCAGATGCGGAGGTAATCTTTGGTAGAGGTTCCGTTACCCCATGTCCCAGAGCCCCATGTCCCCGTTCCCCATCCAATAAGCGGTCCTTGGTTAGCTGCGCCTACGTTGATTTGATACTCGGCAGTGACTGTACCACCCCCTGTTGCGGAAGAACTGGCAGGACTTGCTGCGGTAATTGTGTACGTGTCATCATCTATGTAGGTGATTTCAAATTCGCCATTGAGCGTCAATCCACCCACCGCAGTGGCTCCGCTATAGGTAACAAAGTCGTTATTGAGCGCTCCGTGGGCTATATCGGTAACTGTAACCACCGCACTGCCATTGACTGTGGTGAACGGATCGGTAAGTGTTGCAGTACCTCTGATTGGGGTAATGTCTTTGTAAGTACCGCCGTCCTCAAGGTAGAACTTGAGGTTAGTACCGACACCAACCAGCTTCTGAAAGCCGAGCGTTACCCATGCCCAGAGAGAACGGCATGTGCCAAGAAAAGTGTAAGTAGAGATGCGCTCCCAGCCACCAATCTTCTCGGGAGTGCCTTGGCGGAAACGAATCTTGTCGGACTCGTAGTACCCACCTTCGTTGGTCAGCCTCGTATTTTCACGATTTACACCTGACTTGAGCACCAGTTTCTTGAGCATACATACCTCACGCTGTCATGGCGAGGGCTTCGTTTGCTACGCCAGCTACTCGGGTACTCCACCCCTTGCCAAAGGTTGCGAATGTCGGCAGAGACTCAAGGAACGCTTGCCTCTTTGCATTGTAAGCGGTGATGAGTTCTTTCGGGTCTTTTTTACCCACAGCAAGCAATGTCTGTGGGCCAATAGCACCGTCTGGCTTTGCACCTACCAACTCCTGAAGAAACTTAGCTGCACGGCCCGGACCGGAATTGACGGCGAAATCAAACACTGCATAGTCTACGCCATCAGGCAGGTAGTCGCCCTGAATCTTGTCCCAGTATTTGCTGGGTTCTGGTCGTTTTGCTCAGTGCTTTACATTGGGTTCATCACCTTCGCCAACATCCCCGCTGCCAATGTAAGGTTCGCAGACACCATCCTCGGATTCCTGCTGGGCACAGTTGTAGCGACGATCCTGAACTTTTTCTACGGCACGAGTAAGTCCAGTCAGGATAAAACGGACAAGTTGGCTGAGATGGCAAAGGCGAACCAATGAAAGAGAACTTTGTCGATGCGTTGATCCATGTGCTGAAGCACGAGGGCGGTTATATCCACCACAAACTTGACCCCGGTGGAATGACCAACCTTGGCGTGACCAAGGCCGTCTGGGAAGAGTGGGTAGGCCGTGAGTCCAACGAGAAAGAGATGCGCTCACTGACGCCTGAGATGGTGGCTCCGCTGTACCGGCGTAAATACTGGGACAAGATTCAGGGCGACAACCTGCCTGACGGTGTGGACTACGCTGTGTTCGACTTCGCAGTGAACTCAGGCCCCGGTAGGGCTGCTAAGTTCCTTCAGGAGTTGGTTGGCGTAAAAGCTGACGGCGCTATTGGCCCAATGACACTGGTTGCCGTTTCCAAAAAAGACCCCAAAGAACTGGTAACCGCTTACAATGCAAAAAGGCAAGCGTTCCTTGAGTCTCTGCCGACATTCGCAACATTTGGCAAGGGGTGGAGTACCCGAGTAGCTGGTGTAAACACCGAAGCCCTCGCCATGACCGCATGAGGTGATCCGTGCCACTACAAACCGTCAAGCTCAGGCCGGGGGTATCAAGAGAAAACACGCGCCTAACAACCGAAGGGGGCTGGTACGAGTCCGACAAGGTTCGCTTTCGTCAGGGAACTCCTGAGAAGATTGGTGGCTGGGTCCGCGTTTCCGCAAATACTTTCTTAGGTGTCTGCCGTTCTCTTTGGAACTGGGTCACACTTGGCTCCCAGAATCTCGTAGGTGTCGGTACGCATCTGAAGTTTTACCTCCAGAACCAAGGTCTGTACTACGACATTACGCCCATTCGGGCAACCACAACTCTGACAGACCCGTTCACGACTGTAAACGGATCAACCTCGGTCACGGTATCAGACGCAGCGGGTGGCTATGCTGTAAACGGGTTCGTAACTTTCACGGGTGCCACTGCGGTTGGCGGTTTGACGATCAACGGTGAGTACCAGATTACCAGTGCGCTTCTAACAAGCTACACGATCACAGCAGCCTCAGCGGCAACATCCAGCGCCACGGGTGGGGGCACGGTTTACGCTACGTATCAAGTTAACCCCGGACCAGAGTTTGCAACGCCTGTATTTGGCTGGGGATCGGGAACATGGGGATCGGGCGTATGGGGTACAAGCGCTACATCTACCGAAGCCTTGCGCATCTGGAATCAAATTAACTTTGGGCAGAACCTGTTGTACGGGCCTCGTGGTGGCCCTCTGTATTACTGGGATGCAATGGTTGGGTATGTGCCAACCCCTGCCACGATAACGATTGGGGCTCCCGGTTTGGTTTCGTCCACACTGAATCTTCCAGACCTGACGCCCATCCTATTTGAAACTACTGGCGCTTTGCCTACCGGCTTGGTAGTGGGGACTATTTACTACACCCGGTTTGTTACGATAGCCACATTCAATTTGTCCGCAACGCCTACGGGGGCTTTGATTACGACTTCGGGTACGCAGTCGGGTATCCACAGCATATCTCCTCGCGGTGTCGCGGTATCTGTACTCAATGGCGCAAACGAAGTCCCAATCTCGCAGAACTTTTTTCTCGTATCAGACACCAGCCGGTTTGTCATTTGCTTCGGGACCAATGACATTTACACAAACGTGGTGGACCCTATGCTGGTGCGGTGGTCTGACCAAGAGTCGGTAACACAATGGGCTCCCGCGATCACCAATCA